AGAAAAGAAAACTATCAAAGGCAGTCTCCAAACCAGTTATCAACCTGGATACAGGAGAAATATTTGATAGTATGGCTGATGCTGCAGCTTCTGTTAATGTGTGTGTTGCTATGATAAGTTTTGCTTGTAGTGGTAAGAAGAAGGCTGCAGGTGGATATAGATGGTCAAAGATAAATAGTTAAAAACAGTCATAACAGTGAGTTCTACCCGCAACGGTTGTTGTGGTTCAGGTTGTCCAACCTGTCCTTTCAGACCCCCTTCACGGGGGTCTTTTTTTATGCGTACAGATAAATAACTAATAATTATCCATATTAAGATGCCATACCATATCAAAACACCCAAAAAAATTGGAGATGGAGATGTTTATTATGTGAGTGAGAGTCATTGGTCTGATAATTATGATGAAAGAAAAGTTTTTAGTACCAAGTCAAGTGCAACTGCGGTCAAAAATTCTACAGTGACAATTAATGATTATACCTATACACCAAAAGCACTTTTCAATTCAACAATTGTTAATGAGTCTGCCTAATGTCAGTAAGAATTGCCGAAGCAAAAGGACAACCTACAAATAGAAACTTTCTAACACCTAGTGGATTTTCTTTTCAGGTTCAGAGAGCACCTAAAGTTACTTACTATGGTAACCTGGTCACATTACCTGGTCTGAACTTACCATATGTTGTTCAGAACACTTACTTGAAAGAGGTTCCATATCCAGGTGATCAACTGGAGTTTGAAGATCTGAGACTTAGATTTTTGGTTGATTCTAACCTTGAGAACTACATGGAAATTCAGAACTGGTTAAGAGGTTTGGGTTTCCCTGAAAGTTTAAAAGAGATTTATGAATTTCAAGAACAAGACTCACCATACAATAACGGACAACCAGAAAGAAGTCAGTTGAACTTATATTCTGATGGCACACTTACCATCCTTGACCAGTTGAACAATCCCAAGTTCAAGGTTTATTTTAGAGATTTATTTCCCATCAACTTGACTACTCTGACATTTGACGCTACATTACAGTCAGAAGAGTTCTTTACAGCAGAGGTCTCTTTCAAGTATACTATATACGAAATCCGTGATATTGATTGTAGTCAGTGTTAATCTATGATTGATCTTGAAACTATCCAAAAGATGTGGGAATCTGATTCCAAAATGGATATGGATAATCTCCATACCGAATCACTAAACATTCCTGTTCTTCATGGAAAATACCATGAACTTTATAACAACATTATTCTTCTAAGGAAGAGAGCAGAACAACAAAAAAAGAATATTCGACATGAAAGATATGAATATTTCAGTGGAAAGGCGGACCCTGAGGTCTATATTGAAAATCCATTTCCCAAAAAAATCAGAGATAAAGACACTATGCAAAAATATTTGGATGCAGATGATAAACTCTCAGGAGTTTCGTTAAAGATCGAATATTATGATTGTATGCTTACTTACTTAGAAAGTATCTTGAAACAGATTAGTCAGAGAAACTTCCAAATTAAGAATAGTATAGATTTTATGCGTTTCAATTCAGGATTAGGATAATGGAGGAAGAGTATTACACATATGCCTATCTCCGTGAAAACGGCACTCCTTATTATATTGGTAAGGGTAGTGGTAAAAGGATAAACTCTATACATGGAAAAGTGCCCTTACCTCCAATGGAGAGGAGAATATATTTGAAACAAAATCTTTCTGAAGAAGAAGCATTTAAACACGAAATCTATATGATTGCTATTTTTGGAAGAAAAGATTTGAAAACTGGTATATTAGTGAATATGACTGAAGGTGGGGAAAGAGGCGGATGTAGAATAGCTCCCAATAAAAAACCAGTAGTATTATTTGGAAAAGAATACTTATCAATACGAGAAGCATGTGCTGATAATAATATCACATACGCTCAATATATAATAATGATTACCGAAAATCTACACTTTGAGAATGGTGAAGATTTGAAACATTTTATATGGAAAAGAAGGGCAAATAGAATAGCAAAGGGACAGAAAGGAAATAAAAACAAGTTAGGTTGGAAGAGCAATCAAGAAACTTATATGAGACAAAGTGTAGGAATAAGGAAAGGACTTGCTGCTAAAAAACAGGCAGGATTAGGATAATGGAGGAAGAGTATTACAATTTAGAGTTACCGATTGAAGCTATTAAAATTATTCATAAAGGACTATCTCAAGCAGTAGATAAGTGGGCTGGTGGTTGTCCTCAAGAACAAGAGGACTTGATAACTATGAGGGATAACTTCTATAGAATTGTTTTAGAGTATCAGTTTAGTAGTATGTGATAAATATTTAAAAAAGGTATCATGGCATACTACATCGAAAGAGTCCACCACATTACCAAAAAACCAGTCTATCTTAAAACTGACTCCAGTTGGACCAGTAAATATGATCTCAGAGTACGTTATGATACTATAGAAGAAGCAAATGTAGTCAGAGATAAATCAAAGTTTGGTACAGTAAAGTCTGAATGACCAAATAAATAGACATAACTGAACCTTATGTTATGTCTCATTTGACCATAGAAAAGGTAAATGAAGTATATCTAAAGATAACAACAGAACCTCATGTAGAACATGAGTTGAAAGATAGATTTACTTTTGAAGTACCAAATAAAAAGTTCATGCCCCAGTACCGCAATAAGTACTGGGATGGTTTTGTGCATCTATACAATCTGAAGACGAAGAGGATATACGTCGGATTGTTAGATAAGATTATTGCATTTTGTGAGAACGCAGGATATTCGTATAACTTTGTAGAAAATAAATTTTATGGTTTACCTTTTGAGGTAAATGATCTTGTAAACAAAGAGGGTGTGAAGGATTATATGAAATCCATTGCACCAAATATCACACCAAGAGATTATCAGATTGATGCGGTTTATGATGCATTACGATATAATCGTAAATTATTACTGTCTCCTACTGCATCTGGTAAGTCATTTATGATTTATTCAGTAGTCAGATTTTTTGTTGGTTCTAAGAAAAAAGTATTACTTGTAGTCCCCACCACATCTCTAGTAGAACAGATGTTTAAGGACTTTCAAGAGTATGGGTGGGATGCAGAGAATCATTGTCATAGAATCTATGCTGGTAGGGAGAGAGTTAACACTAATGAAGTAACCATCACTACTTGGCAATCTGTATATCAATTAGATAGAAGTTTTTTTGAAGGATATGATGTAGTCATTGGAGATGAGGCACATTTGTTCAAGAGTAAATCTCTGATTGGTATCATGGATAAACTTGCTGACGCAAAATATAGATATGGGTTCACTGGAACTTTAGACGGCTCACAGACCCATAAATGGGTGTTAGAGGGATTGTTTGGACCATCATATAAAGTCACTCAAACTAAAAAATTACAAGATGAAGGATATCTTGCATCTCTTGATATTCAATGTTTAGTTCTTAAGTACAAACCTCAGAAGTTTGATACATATGAAGATGAAATTCAATTTCTCATTGGACATGAAAAAAGAAATAACTTTATCTCAAACTTAACTGTAGATTTGAAAGGTAATACTCTTGTTTTATTTGCAAGAGTGGAGAAACATGGATCAGTACTTTATGACTTAATAAATAAAAAAGTAGAAGATGGTAGAAAGGTATTCTTTATCCATGGTGGTGTTGATGCCGAGGATAGAGAGAAAGTTAGGGAAATTACTGAAAGGGAAAACAATGCAATCATTGTGGCTTCTTATGGAACTTTCAGTACAGGTATCAATATCAAGAACCTACATAATGTAATATTTGCCTCTCCATCCAAATCAAGAATTCGTAATTTACAATCGATTGGTAGAGTCCTAAGAAAAGGCAAAGACAAGACTAAAGCAACACTTTATGATATTTCTGATGACCTCACAATAGGATCAAGAAAAAATTATACATTGAATCACTTTATTGAACGAGTAAAAACATACGTTTCTGAACAATTCAATTATGAGATTATAACAGTAAACATCAAGGAGTAGTATATGGGTATAGAAGATGATTTTTACGCCACAATCAAATTAAAATGTGGAGATGAGATCTTTACAAAAGTAGCAGCATCAGAAGAAGAAGATAGAACTCTTCTTTTACTTTCTAACCCAATTGTAATTGAAGAGATTGTAGTTAGAGGTTCTGTAACTGGCTATAAAGTAGAACCCTGGTTAAAGACCACAGAAGAAGATCTAATCATTATTAATATGGATGATGTTCTCACTATGACTGAGAATAGTAATATTGATATGATTATGTACTATAACGATTTTTTAAGAAAGAATAATAAAGAAAATAATTCTAAACTTTCTAGAGAGATGGGATATATATCTAGTGTTAAAGAAGCAAAAAAGACTCTAGAAAAACTCTATAAAGATAGTTAATCTCTAAGTACCTATAGCTTATCTTTCATCCTGGACAAACCTAGTCTACTGGACTTTTTAGAACTTGTCAACTATTTGTTTTACTGATATAATATGAAAAGAATTAGATAATGTATGCCCATTCAACCAATGACCACCATGAAAAGAGGAAGAAACTCTGAACACTACGTTAATAATAAAGACTTTCTTGAAGCTCTTGAGAATTATTTTTCTGAAGTGGAAAGAGCAAAACTTAATGATAAACCAAAACCTCCTATTCCAAGATATATTGGTGAATGTTTTTTAAAAATTGCTAATCACTTGTCATATAAACCAAACTTTGTGAACTATATGTTCAAAGATGATATGATTTGTGATGGAATTGAAAATTGTGTTAGGTATGTTCATAATTTTAATCCAGAGAAATCCAAGAATCCTTTTGCATACTTCACTCAGATTATCTACTATGCATTCTTGAGAAGAATTCAACATGAAAAGAAACAATTAGAAATTAAAAATAAAATTCTTGAGAAGACTAATTTTGATGAGGTCTTCGATGCAAACGAACTTGACAGTGATAATTATTCAGATTATAACAGCATCAAAGATAGTGTGCATTCTAAACTTAGATACTGATGCGTGTAGCAATTATTACAGACCAACATTTCGGTTGTCGTAAGAACTCCAAAATCTTTCATGATTACTTTCTAGAGTTTTACAACAATATCTTTTTTCCTTATCTAGAGGAGAATGGTATCACCACTGTAATTGACATGGGTGATACCTTTGATAGTAGAAAGGGTATTGATTTCTCTGCATTGGCATGGGCAAAAGACAATTATTATGATCGTCTTAGGGATATGGGTATTACTGTCCATACCATTGTAGGAAACCATACTGCATACTATAAGAATACTAATAAGGTAAATGCAGTAGACCTTCTTCTTCGTGAGTATGATAATGTATATGTCTATGATGCCGCATCAGAAGTTACGATTGGTGGTCTAGATATACTATTCATTCCCTGGATTAATAAAGAAAATGAGGAAAGTACTTTCAAATTTATTCAAAATTCAGATTGCCACTGTGCGATGGGGCACCTTGAACTCCAAGGATTTAGAGTTAATAAGCAAATCGTCATGGATCATGGTCATGGAAGCGAATTATATTCAAAGTTCACTAAAGTCTTCAGCGGTCACTATCACACTAGATCGGATGATGGACGGGTATTTTATCTAGGTAATCCCTATGAAATGTTCTGGTCAGATGTTGGTGATAAAAGAGGATTCACCATCTTCGATACAGAAACACTAGAACACACTCCTATCAATAATCCCCATAGAATGTTCTATAACATTTATTATGAGGACACTCCATATCAAACATTTGATACTCGCGAATATTCAAATAAAATTGTAAAAATCATTGTTCGTAAGAAGAGTGATATTAAAAATTTTGAAAAGTTTGTTGATAAACTTTATGCTTCTAATATTGCAGAACTCAAGATTGTAGAAAACTTTCAAGTTCAAGAGAATGAGGAGTTTGAAGCATTTGAGTCAGAAGATACCCTGTCTATCTTGAATAGATATGTAGAGGAGGCAGAAATCAATCTTGATAAATCAGTAGTACAAAAACTTATTTCTGAAGTTTATCAAGAAGCTTGTGAAATGGTATAATGTTTATTTTAACAATCAACGGCAGAGAAGACGAAGGTGCATACAGTGTAATAGATGATGATGGAATTCAAACTCTATACATTTTTGAAGAAGAAGATGATGCTGTTAGATTTGCAATAATGCTCGAAGAAGAAGAGTATCCAGAAATGCATGTGATGGAAGTGGACGAAGAAGTAGTTATTTCTATTTGTGAAGCACACGACCATCAGTATGCTATAATAACAAAAGATGACCTTGTGATTCCCCCTGAAATAAATGATAATCTTTGAAAAAATTAGGTGGAGGAATTTTCTTTCTACTGGTAATCAATTCACAGAAGTTGAACTAAACAAAGAATCTACCACTC